TCATCTTTGAACTTTCGCTTCTTGGGATCCTTTACAAAATCGCTAATCATGTGGCAGTCGAGCGCGTCACCATTCAATACAACCGTATCAACTTCCTCATCAATACCTGTTTGTATTGCAACACTCAACGCGTCAATGTCGTGGTAGGGGATGTGTATATCGGATAGTATCAAAACCTTTTGTCCTTTTATATCAAAATGCTTTCTTCCTTTCGCGTATGACTTCGGTAAATTGAATGGATTGCGTGACCTTTCTTTGTCCTTTACAAATGCTGTTTTAGGCCCTAAATCTTTTTTGCTTTTCACCCCATTTTTTCCTTCGATGTAACGCAAGATAGAACGCGCTTCTTCCACACTTAAAAATGTTTCGAAATGTTCTTTGGTTAATTTTTTGGCGAGTGTTAGCGTTGGCGCATCGGGAAAACGACTTCTTAATTCACGCGCTAACTCTGATTTTGTTGGTTGTTTTGTCATAGTTAAAAAGGTCTGTAAACAGTTTTCCCACCGCTCTTTACCGCACGTAGTATTTGCTTTCTATTTACTCCTTTGTTGTAACTCACATGAACCCAATCAGGCGCATTCTCTGTACCAAATTCCCAAATGAGTTGGTCAAATGTACAATTATTTTTTATATAATCAAAAATTGATTTGTTACTCACACCTCCAAACAAATCCCCATCGATATCGAGGGCTTTGCCTTCCATGTGCTGTGATGATTTAGCACCACCAATTCGCTCATTTAATTCAACGCTTCTGAATCCACTGCTAATGCCAATTGGTTTACCAAAGTGTTCACGCACTTTATCAAATACTTCGGTACAAACCAATTTCAAATTGGCCACTTGTTCGGCATTTGGTAAGTTAGGTATTTTAAGTACACTCGCCTGATTGCTTTTGATTACTTCTTGTAGTGTTGTATATTTACTTAACTGGCTCATCGTTCATGATGTCTTTTATATCATCGTTTTTCCTACCTACCAATGTCTTTATCTTACCCCACAAATCCTTTCCTGTAACAGCTTCAATCGATTCAACGATTGATTTAAACTCAATCACAGCTACCACCGTTGCAATCAATTTAGTGATGGGGATTAACTGCTCTATTATGTAGGTTTCAATTAGAAAACCGCTAACGATAGCGAGTTGGTACAACAACATTTTTGTAATGCTGTCGCTCATTCTGCGAGAACGAATTTTAATTCCTAACTTTATCGCCTTCCAAATTCCAACAACCATATCCGCACCAACTAAAAAACCAATTGTAATCATTAGTTCTTTGATGGGAAGGAAGATTGTAACTAACGCGAGTAGCCAATATTTTGTCTTTAAAAACAACAACTCCTTCATCATTTCTTTGCCTCGTATTGTTTTTTCAGATATTGCTTTAACAACTTTTCGTATTGTTTTTTTCGGTTCAATACGATGGTGGTAGAAAATCTTTTATTGTCCATCTTAATCGGTTATGTCTATATGAATCGCTTATCAAAAAACTACTCTTTCCGTATGGGTTTCTGTCGGGTGAAATGTCATTGTTGGTGTTCGATGTGTATTCCGGAAACAATGAACTATTATAGCACAAAAACTGCACCAAACGATTGGTATAATAACGAGCGTTATCACGTGCAGCTTCCTTGAGTGATTCCATTTCGCTTTTTGTTACTGGCGTTGTATCTTCACTTTGTCGGCTCACCAAATTACCATTGTCATGTTTGTACAAAAGTGACGGATAAAGTTCTACCATTGTCCACCACAATAACGATTTTAACACGTAATCATTGAGCAATGTTTCATAATCGCCAGACAATGTTCCTGCGCTAACATCCGCTTTGATTTTATTCATCAAATCAGTTCCAAGATAGTTCGTTATTTGCTTATCCTGCGCCAAATAAATGGCAGGTCTGATAATGTTTGGATCAACAGCGTCTGTGATAGCTGTGTATTTCTTTAAGTAATCTTCTGTGATTAATAATATTTCGGGTTGTATTGCCATTTCTTTATGTTTTATTTGATTCCAAAACGTGGATTGTCTGGTAAAAATCCGTTGTAGGGCATATCGATAGGACGTTGCTCCACTAAATAATTATTTCGGATTTTATACCCAGCTTTTTCTGCCATGCTCCACGCTCTTTTTTTTGCATTTGGGTTGTTTAAATCCAATCCAAATCCCTTCGCGCTAATGTATAATTCCTTTTGCCAAACGTGATGACAATTACCACCTCCTTTGTATAACCAAACGGAATAAGTATCAATACCATTTGGCCCCCAACCTGGATTAACTGCCTTGTTATTCAACGACATTATATCTTCCTTGCGGTATAGCTTATCCGCACTCAACATCTTGCGACAAAATGGCCTTGAAGATGCAGTAACGCGGCCTTTATAACGATAGCGTGTGTAATATGTTTTGCCATCAATTACTTTATCTTGGTCACTCGTTGCGTTTGGTTTGGCAGTTCCTGTACTTACCGCTTGTTTGACTTCGATTCCATCGAATATGTGTGCTAATGCTTCGTTTTCGATATCGTCATTCTCGTAATCTACATCGTAACTGTCTAACAAAATCCAATCTTCATTCGGTTCTTCACCCAATGCGATTAAGTCCTCCGCAATGTCATCCAAATCTACTTGTTCGCGTTCGATTATTCTCGCTGCCCAATCACGACCAGCATCACCACCCCACAATTGCCATGCTATTCTTCCTGCGGATGGGAATCCTTCTTCGCCATTATTCCAACCACTTGCTTCTTTGTCAACTTCATGACGAGCGAAGTAGCTGTTCATTCTTTTGATTGTATCAAAAGACAAATTGCGCTTATTGCTTATATCACGCGCTCTCGCTACACCTACCTCTGTGCCACCTCTACCAAATTCATCGCGCCATTTAAGACCTAACTCGGCTTCCGCTGCCATCTCGTCTGTTGGTGCGTAGCTTTCATATTCTTCATAAACGCTATCGTGTTCGCACTTAACTTTTTTTTTTTGGACTACTTGCGTAGGATCAATAACCACATTCGATAGGTTATCAAAAATGCTATTTATCTGCGCATCGCTCATCGTTGGGAACGCTGCCTTTGTTATTGCCTTCGCGGAAGGAATAGTTAAAACATTCGCAGTTGTTTGTACGATGATTTCAAGTAGTGAAGCTATCTGCGCTCCATTCAATGCTTGGCTTGCAACGTCTAATGATGGCGCATTGTTCATGCTCGTTTGCGCATCTTGGAATAAATCATTTTGAGCAATCTCAACATTGGCATTTATTGCAATTGTTGAGAATAGATATTCGATGCTGTCCGTAATCATGCGCTGAAATGGCTCAACCACTTGCTTCATGAAGATTCTCATGGCTTGTTTCATCTCATCGGTGTTACTGCCTAATCCACCACCATCGCGAATACCAAATAATAAAGGACTTGTTACACGATGACCTACCAATATAGATTCAACAGCTTGTCCAACTAATGTTTCGAATTGCTTATCCATATCAGATACAGGAAACGGAGTAAACTCCACACCTCTATCTCTATCCTCATTGAAAAACGTCAACACCTTTCCAGCATTCTCTGCTCCTTGAATCGCTTGTTGCAATTGGTTCTTAATCATTCGCTGTTCCTCTAATGATGGGATTCCATTATTAAAAGAAGTAATCAACGAAGGAAAGAAACCATTCAATATCAAATTAACTTGGTACTCGCTAATCTGACGTGTTAACTCGATGTTGTTTACCGCGCTTATGTAATCGGGTTTTGGATAATATTCGCTTCCTGGTACAATCGAATGCACGAATAACACTTGTTTTGGATATTCATCCTTGTAATCGGGGTTGAACATCGGTATATACGAAGGTATATTTTTCTTTTTTCTGCTATCGTTCCAATCACGTGAGTAATAAATACCACTAATATCATCGTTATCGTCACTCACACACAAACGACAATTCTCGAAAGCAAGATGATTAATTTGCGCAATGGTGCTTCTGTCCATTGACCAAATAACTTCCCAATAAAAACCGCCATGTAGCTTCAAATCCAATGCGGTTGAATGTCTTATCTTATCTAATCCTAATCGTGCAATTTCAGTTGATGCCTCTGCGCTTGTTGATACAAAATCTTGTCCAGCTATCATGAACGCAATGGAGTTCACAATGCTTCCATGTACTGGCGATTCGTTGTATAGTTCAATCAGATATTGCGGAAATGTATTGCCTTCGCCATAACTTACAAATCCCTTCCTATCTTCAACTTCTATCGGTTGAATCTTTACATATTTTGACAACTCAATTTGCGTTGCTCCTATGCGTTGTTTTATTTCGTCAACTAAATTAGGCATTATATTCT